ACTGCCGTGACCGTAGTGTTGGCAGGGATGTTCGGGCCAGTGATAGGCGAGCCGACGTTGACGCCAGCGTTCGACGTTACCGTTACGCTCGTTGAGCCACTCGTTGTCGATCCACCCGTCAGCGTCAGCGTTGCCGAGCTTTGAGTGATGGCTTGGCTAAGAGTGATGGTGTTGCCAGAGGCCGCAGTGACCACGGTTCCTGGGGCAATACCAACGCCAGTCAGCAAAGTGTTGACTGATGGGAGCGTACTGCCAGAGGCCAGGGTAATCGTGTTGCTTGGAGCGGTGCTGGAGTAGATGGTGTAACCGTTGAAGGTTGCTGGCGATGCCGAGCCACCACCCACCGTGTCGTTTGCAGCGTAGAGATTAGCCGCGTTGGTCAGGGTAAATGGCGTAGTTGAAGGCTGGAAGTAGTAGATACCAACGTTGGTGGCAACGTACACGTAACTGTCGTTAGCGTCTATTGAGTAGACGTAGTTGATGCCAGTCGTACCAAGGTTCACGATGACAGGTGTGCCCCAGCTACTGCCGGAGAACATGTTGATTTCTTTACCGTCCGTGACGATGGCGTAGCCACCACAGCGCACCAGCAACGTGTTGTTATTGGTCACTGGGTAGTTCAACTGCGTAGCGTTCTGGAGCGTCATCTGGTACGGCATGGTGAAGGCGTCAAGGCCGAAGGACGAACGAAATCGTGTCTCCTGGCTGTCTCGCTTCTGGTCGAGCAACAACTGACCTGCACCCATTGACCAGTCATCCTGCTCACGACGCCACAGACCTTCAGTGTTAACCGTTCCTTCACCAGCAATGTTCGTGAAGTTAATGGACTGACGCTGGGCTGGCATCGTGCGGTGACGGAAAGCCTCACGGCGGTATGGCTCAAACGAGGTGTCGATGGGGAACGTGCGGAGTGGTACACCGTTGGTTCCACCAATAGCAACGGCGTAAGGCCCCAGATTGGAGAGGTCTACGATGCCGTAGGGTGACGATGCTACGTAAGCGTTGAACGCATCGGAGTTGTCGGTACTCGTTTCCGAGTAACCAAAGGTAGTGGACCTGATGTCGCCCGACACTAGAAGCCTCGTACCTTCGTGTACTGACGACTCAAGCGGTCAGCTTCCTCATTGATACGTGCCTGTCTACGTGCCATAAGAGCGTTCACCGATCCTGCAATAGCGTTCGGCATTACTTCCTGAGCCTTGCGTGGGTCAGGCTGAGATTCCATGAAGTTACGTGAGATTTCACGTGGGAGCGTCAGGTCAATCTCCGCACCCAGGGCTGGCAAGTCCAGCATTGTTGGGGTCATGTTCGGGATGTTCGGCGTGTCAGCGGCCTGGATAGTTACCGTGCCATTGGCCGTTGACGGTGTCGAGATGGTGATGCTGCTTGACGAGATGCTGATGCCGGTGATGGTCGTACCAATCGTGATACCAGTACCAGCCAGGGCCATGCCTGTGTACAGACCAGAGGTGTTGGAAACACTGGTGATAGTCGTGCCACCGTTGGTAGTCGTACCAGTAAACGTCGCGGCAACCTCACTGCTGTAACCGTTGAACGGTGGGGCTTCGTCGTTCGTGCCAGGTGTGTTCACCAGGCTGTCTGACGTGTCCACCAGGCTGATGAACGGCGCTGAGTAGGTGACGTAGATGGGGAGTCCAGGCCAACCGGCTTCACGGATAATAAGGCCCAGGCCCGATGGGAACACTGGGTCAGTGCTGTTCTGTTGCCAACGCACTACCTTCCAGGACTTAATCGCTGGGAAGGTACGGTACGGTGGAGCGATACGGTAGCGAACTTCAAGGATGTCGATGAAGTTGGCAGGCAGGTCGCCAAGGTCGTAACCGGCGAACACTGGGTTGTACGTAATCTCAGCCACGCCCACACGGAACAGACCGTTGCTGGGGCTGGAGAGAGAACGCAGGTCGTCGTTGATAGCCACGCCAATGTCGTAGCGACTGTACCGTGGGTTGAGGTAACCGAGGGTATTGGCCGCATGGGTCGTAGCGATTGAACCGTAGTAACCACGGATAACTGTGACGGTGTTTACCGTAGTGTCGAAGGACGTGACGTACATTACTTCCAGGTCAACCGCAATGATGACACCAGGAGCAACCTGGGCCGCCTGCTGGCTGGTGATTTGAAATGTCACATCGTCTGAGCCAATGGCATTGACGAGCTGGACGACACGCTCACGAGTGCCACCCATGACACGGCGGTATACCTTCTCAATAACGTCGCCAAATGTCGTACCGTTTCCGGTACTACTTGATCCACCTACGGTAATAATTGAGGGCATATATATCCTTTAAGCGACGCGGAAGATAGTAAGAACGCTGTTGGTTTCGTTCTCGGCAAAGTACGAGTTGTCACCTGAGTTAAAGGTGTTAACGAACGTAGTTCCTGCTGCGATGTAACCGAAGAAAGAGCCAGTCGCTGTCTGCAAACTGGAACTAGCAATCGGCTTCATCGCCTTCTGGTACAGACCGATGTTGGTAGTGCTCGCCAAGTAGTTGCCGACGAACACGCCAGAGGTAGGTACGGTGATGAGAACGTTGGAGAAGATGTAGTAGTAGCCAGCCGTGTTGATGGTAATCACGTTCGTTGAAGTGTTGAACGAGATACCGTTAGAACTGACGACTACGAGCGAAGGCTGGAGCGTTCCACCGGCAGAGACAGTGAACCCTGCGGTCGTTGAGAGGCTGAGGTAGGTAGGGCTTACTCCTGAACCCTGAGTACCCTGGTTGCCCTGGAAACCCTGATAGCCCTGGTATCCCTGGTAGCCCTGGCTACCCTGTGCACCAGTAGCTCCAGTGAAACCCTGTGCTCCCTGAGCGCCTTGGCTCCCTTGAACACCCTGCGTACCCTGAGCACCAGCTGTACCCTGAGCGCCCTGTGAACCTTGTGGCCCACCATAAGCACCCTGCGTACCCTGGTTACCTTGTGGCCCAGTTCCACCCTGTGCCCCTTGCGAGCCAGTTGATCCTTGGTACCCCTGAGGGCCTTGTGCACCCTGTGCTCCTTGAGCGCCCTGAGGCCCACCGTAGGCCCCCTGTGCGCCCTGAGGCCCCTGAGTGCCAGAGACGATGGCATCCCAGTTTCCTGTTCCTGAGTTGTATTGGCGAAGAACGGTCATTAGTTAGTTGCTGGTGCTGGTGCAGTTGTGGGTGCTGGGAAGTGCTCGTTAATCCATGACTGGGCAAACGCTACTGCGGTGGCATTGTCAGGCCAAGGCTTGTTGTCAAGGTCGTGTGGCTGGAACCAGAATGGGTCGCCATTGGCGTTCGGCGCGGATGGGTTCCACGCGTAGATTGCGAACGGAGCAACGGTGTCCACCGTGTAGGTGACTGTGCCGAGAGCAGTTGGCGCTGGGCAAGTTGATGGTGGTGTGTATTCCGGCGTTGGGATAGTTGACATGATTCTCTCCTTAGTAGACGCTTGTTGGACCTTGCAATACGGTATACGTTACTGGGTGAACCGCAGTTTGTTTAAAGTAATTGGCAACAGTTGATGGACCATTAGCAACCGTAACAAAATAACCATTGCCCCAGGTGATGGCTGTAAAGTTTGCGTTAGTAGCAGTGCTACTGGTCCAAGTATTTCCATCTACGCTGTATGCAACGTTGCCATTGCTAGAAACAGCAACAAAATTGCCACCGCCGTAAGTTACGCAGTTCCAACTGTAACTAGTAATATTTCCGTTATTCCAGTTAATACCGTTAGTGGAGTAAATGTTGTACCCCTGACTTGCAACTGCTACAAATATTCCATTGCCCCAGGTGACGCTATCCCAACTACCACTCTGCGCCAAAGTGCAAGCAGTCCAAGTTGTACCGTTAGTTGAGTATGCGCCAGAAGTTGATGGACCCCCTGCAACTGCGACAAAGGTTCCATTGCCGTAAGTAACGCCGCTCCAAGCAGAACTACTTGGCAATGTGGAAGCAGTCCATGACGTTCCGTTGGTTGAATACGCACCGGTAGTGGAACCCGAAGCGACTGCGACAAAGGTTCCATTGCCGTAAGTGACGCCAGTCCAATAGACGCTACTAGGCATTGTTGAGGCGGTCCACGTTGTCCCATTAGTTGAGTAGGCTCCGGTGGTGGTGCCTGAAGCAACCGCTACAAAGTAACCATTGCCGTAAGTGACGCTGTCCCAGTTTCTACTGCTGGGCATTGTTGAGGCAGTCCATGACGTTCCGTTAGTCGAATAGGCTCCTGCAGTAGTTCCTGAAGCAACCGCAACGTAGTAACCATTGCCGTAAGTAACGCCGCTCCAAGCAGAACTACTTGGCAATGTGGAACTACTAAAGCCAGTTGAAATTGTGCCAGTGTAACTAGTTTGGACAGTTACGTTTGAACCAGACGCGATAAGCGTTGATGTAGAAACAGTAGAGTTTGCCGGAACATTGTAGGTGTAAGCATTTTGCCCGACAGTAAATGTTGCTCCGTTTGTACCTGCGTACAGCATGAGAATTGACGAAGCGCCAAGCGTTATTGTGGCCGATTGAGAATTGGTAGAACTCAACTGACCCTGCATGAGGTATGACAAACCAGATGCGGCTGGAGCCTGCCACGAAGCAGTCGTACCGTTCGACGTTAGTACCGTGTTGTTTGCGCCAATGGCGAGTGGCGTGTAAACCGAGGTTGAGGTAGCAACTGGGATTGATCCAACCGCCGGAGCTGTAGACGTGTTAAGTCCACCGTTAGCAACGGGCAAAGTGTTGGACATTTTTGCCAGGTCGGTTGTGGTGAAGCAGTACCAGACACCTCCGGTGTAAACAAAAATGTAAGCAGCGTTGAGGGGGATGGTGTAGGGCGTAGATGCCGAGTAAACCGTTCCCGATACAGAGACAGAGTTAGTTCCACCGAGAATGTTCACCGTGTAAGCAGACAAGTTTTTAATCTGGTAGATAGCACCGTTCTGAGGGGTGGCTGGAAGCGTAATCGTTTGACCCGATGTGCCCGAAGTTCCAAAGATAGTGAACTCGCCAACACCTGCCGTTGCTGTTGCAGAACGAACCACTAGAGAGTTAGGGATTTCGTTAGTCCAGGTCCCAGGAGTACCGGCTGTGATGCAAATCCAGATGGTTCCAGTCTGGTCAACTACAACGTCGCCCATTGCAAACGTGCCGCTTGCTGGAGCACCAGATGTTGTCGAGCCGACAATGCGAACGTTACCTGCCGTAGCGCCTGTAAGACCTGTTGCCTTGTAGTCAGTAGCTGAGACTTCGCCAGAGAAGGTAGGGCCGGAAACTGAGCCTTGTGCTCCCTGGTTGCCCTGCGCACCTTGGTTACCCTGGTTACCTTGATACCCCTGAGGGCCTTGAGAACCTGTTGCACCAGTAGCACCCTGAGAACCTGTTGCACCAGTAGCACCCTGAGGGCCTTGAGAACCTGTTGCACCAGTAACACCCTGGTAGCCTTGAGAACCTGTTGCACCAGTAGCACCCTGAGAACCTGTTGCACCTTGAGCACCAGTAGCACCAGTTGAGCCAGTCGCTCCCTGATAACCCTGGTTACCCTGCGAGCCTTGTGTACCTGTAGCACCCTGAGCGCCGGTAGAACCCTGAGCACCTTGAGGGCCAGTAGAGCCAGTCTGACCCTGGTATCCCTGAGGGCCTTGTGCGCCGAGAGTGCCTTGTGCACCCTGCGTACCTTGTGGACCTGATGCACCGTAGAGGTTGACCGACCATGAGCTGTACGTTCCCGATCCCGTGACCGTCAAGACTGAGACGACGAGTACACCCGTGCCAGCGTTGTACGAAGAAATCACACCGACCATAAGTTCGCTTGCGTTGTACGCAATAACGACTTCCTGGCCGGTTGAGTAGGAAAGACTTGTGCCTACGGTGAGGGTCTGTGTTCCCGTGCCGATAGTCAGCGAAGTGGTGGACGTAGTGGCGAACTTGTCACCAGAGTTACCCTGGTTACCTTGGTAACCTTGGTTACCCTGGTAGCCCTGGAATCCCTGTGGGCCTTGAACGCCTTGGTTGCCCTGGTAGCCCTGTGTTCCCTGAGGGCCAGTCTGCCCTTGGTAGCCTTGGTTGCCCTGAACACCCTGAACACCCTGTGCTCCAGTGGCTCCGGTTGAACCCTGGAATCCCTGTGCACCCTGTGCGCCGGTAGAACCTGTGGCTCCTTGTGGACCCTGGTATCCCTGGGGTCCTTGGTATCCCTGCGAACCTTGGCTTCCAGTGGCTCCTTGAACGCCTGTAGCGCCCTGTGTGCCCTGGAAACCCTGGTTACCTTGATAACCCTGCGGGCCTTGGCTTCCGGTCGCTCCTTGAACGCCTGTGTTGCCCTGTGTTCCTTGTGTTCCTTGTGCCCCTTGTGGGCCGGTAGAACCCTGAGGGCCTTGTGCACCCTGAGGGCCTGGAGTGCCGGTTGTAGAGGTGTCAGCCCAGAGGATAGAAGTGTTAGTCGGTGGGGTTGGACTCTCAACGATTCCGGTGACACCCTGGTAGCCCTGCGCTCCCTGAAATCCCTGTGCCCCTTGGACGCCCTGAGGACCCTGTGAACCAGTTGCACCCTGAGTAAGGATGAGTGAGTCGTCGTAGGTCCAGTAGGACTTAGCGTTCGTTGAACCTACTGGGTAGAGGACACGGACGTAGTAAGCAGCGGCTTCTGGTACAACCAGTTCCCATTGGCCAGGACCACCGAAGTCAGTACTGGTGGCAATAGGGCCTGCGTCGGGCGAGCCTGAAGGTGGGTTTTCTCCTGCACCTGGAGCAGACGTGAAGCGAGAAGCCAGCCATGCGTCAACCTGTGCGCCATTGAGGAATCCTGATGGACCTGCAACAACGCCTGACAACATGGGGGTGGTAGACATTTAGACCGTTTCTCCTGCGTTCACAGCGGCCTGAGCCGCATCGTACTTAGCACCAATCTTGGCGTCGCCACCAAGGTTCATGCCGGTTTCAATCTCCCACTTAGAACCAGCTCGACGTTCCAGTTCAGCAGCACCCTTGACCGACTTAGGCTGTACGCCATCCTTGCGGAGTCGCTTGTAGGCGGCTGCATCTTTGTGCATTACTGCGGTGTTCTTCTCAATGCTGGCGGCTTCTGAGCGAGTGGGCATCGCTGAAGCGGCAATCGAGATGGACTGAATCTTGCAACCAAAGCAGTCCTCGGCGCAAGTGTCTGGGTCGTACTGGTGTCGTGCCATTATGAAATGCAATCTCCGTATCCAGCGGCAGTGAGGGCCGCAGCCTCGGCGTCAGAAACTTGAGTGACGTTCATATACACTTTAGTGATATATGGGTCCTGGCTCACCGTAACCTTTTCAGGTACTGGTGGGCTTACTTCGAAGTTGATGAAGTATGAGGTTGAGTAGGGAGCAGACGGGTTGTACGGATCGTATGGATACGGAATGTTCGTATTCATGTTCTCCGCAGTAGCCGTGTCTTGAACGAACTCGCCGTTCGACAAGGCAAAGACCATGACGTAACGTGGCCGATTAGGGAAGTAACGCCATAGCCTTCGCTCTATCCCACGAGAATCTGGAAGGATTGGTGGGTTGTCTTTTACCTGTGGTGGGGTAAAGGTAGGCATCGTTGCCTACTTCTTGCGACCGTTAGCTCCAAGACGGAAGGCAGCTTCGGTGTCGGTAAGACCACGACCACCAGATGTCTGAGTCTCAGGCATTGGCTGAGTAGGCGTACCTACTGGCTTCGTTACACGGGTGTAGCCGTTGTCCTGAGATTCCTCAAGCAAGGTAGCCGCACGGAAGTCAATAGGCATACCTGCTGGGCGACCGTCTGGGCTGAACTGAGCGTCGTACTTAGTAGCCATGACTATTCTCCGTAGACTCGGAATGGAACTACGTCAGGCTGGTCAGCGTTTGAGCCGTACTCAATCGTGGTGATTCCAGTAATCTCTGGAGTGCCCTTGACGTAGGCGTTGGTGTTTGACTCTACGCCACGATTGGCTGGGCCACTCGTTTCGGTAGAAGTCACAGGCGTCGGGATGAAGCCAGTGTCGATCGTGTTAGCGGTAGTTCCACGAAGGAACTCGGCACTAACAGTCTGGAAAGATGCGCGTGACTGCATTATTGGGCGTCCTTTGTCATGTTGCAGCATCCGCAGTAGCAGGGGTCTGGAGCCTGGTCGAACTTGCCATAAGCAGAGTCGTTTCGGGCAGCAGCAGCGGCACGGTTGCCGATAGTGGGTGTCATAGATACTGGCGTGTTAACGTCGCGTACCAAGCCAAGTCCGGTTGGAGTTGTGCTCATAGTTTTTCCTCGCTCGTGTGTTGGTCTTTAAGAGAGACGAGGTTGCCGTGGCTGTCGGTTAACCGACCACAGCTGAGACAAAAAATCTCATCTATGCCAGCTTGTACATCCCTGCTACCGCAGTTCTTACATGCACGGGGCCACGACAACTTCGTATCCTCTCTAGTTACTGGCTACTAGGCCAGTGGTGAGCCGGACTCACCGAGGTCTACTGCTGGCTCGTAAGCGGTTCCAGTACCAGGAGTGGTGCTGATGTCGCCACCAAGGAGTGAGCTTGACTCGATGCGGATTACTGAAGCCTGACGGAAGATTCCGTAAGCACCAAGCCAGTACCAACCCATTGGTACGAAGCGGCGCAGGCGGTCAGTTACAGGACCAGGTACTACGTGTGGGAACGCACCGTTACCGTCAACGTATGAGTGAGCCTTGGCAAGAGCCTGGCGACCAACGATGATAGTACCGTAGACGTTCGTTGAAGAAGCACCAGCGCCCTGGAATACAGGAGCACGAGGAGTTTCGATCCAACGGACACCTTCGAACGCACCGAGTTCACCGTTCCAGATTTCACCTGGCTGAGCGTATACGTGTGGTGCACGCCAACCCTGGATGTTAGAACCTGAAACAGTTTCGCCCTGAAGGTCTGCTACGAGGTCTGGGTGGATGTAACCAACGTACATGCCGCCGAACGTAGGAACGTTCTGAGCACGGAGACGGGCACGAGCCACACGGATGTCGAGCGATGAAAGGGTGTTGCTTGAAGATACACCGGCACGAGTAGTAACACCAGTCTGGAGCGAAGTTGCGCCAAGGCCAGATGCGTACTGTACGTTTGAACCAGAGTCAAGAGCAGCACGAGCAATCGTGTCCAGCGAAACACCAGCGTTGTAACCAACTACGTTAGCAACGATTGGGTCGATGTCGACGAATGAAGTACCACGGAGCTTGGCAGTGGTAAGAACACCGTTACCGTATTCAGCAAGGGTCAGAGACACAGTTGAGTCTGACATTGCAACAGTGGTGATGTCGCTTGTTTCGGTGAGAGCCGTGGTTGAAATCGGCAGGTCGTTCACGATGGTGAACTGTACCGAAGCACCAGGCATCGACTGAGCGGTAGGCTGAACGTCAGCTACAGCGTCGAAGTAAAGCTCAGGACGCAGGGCGAAGTACGCCATACGGTCATAAGCGGCTTTTGAGAAGTCAAGAGTTGAGCTTCCCGTGGGGTTGTCTGAGTAACCGTCAATGGCCATCACAGACTCCTTTCTAGGTTAGTGGTTTAACGCACGTTCCTAGAAGTCCAGACGCCCAGTTTTTCGTACTGGGATTCTGCTACGATCTTCATGGCTTCCTCTGGGCTTGTTGCTTCTTGGATGCGAGCAAGGAACTCCTGTCCCAAATCGGGACCGGCTCCTGACGTACCAATCGTTGCACCTTGGGCGCGACGTAGAGCATCAAGTTCTCCATCGACAGCGGGGTTGGATTCCTGCTGAGGGGTCAAAATGCCATATTCTTCTGCGGCCTTGCGGATTGCCTCTACTGAGGAATCTCCGTCATAAGCCTTTCGGAGTAAAGCACCTGCACCCGTTTCAGGTATACCAGCCTTAGTGAACTGAAGTTCGAGCTTTTGCTTCTCTAGTTCAGCCCTTGCTGATTCAAGTTCCTTGCGAGCCTTGTCAGCTTCACGCAACTGACGCCGAATATTCGGGTCTAGCGGCTGTGAGCCTTCGTTGGTTTCGTCAAGTTCGTTGTCGAGGTCGGACATGTTGATCGCTCCTTCTAGGTACGCGCCTTGTTCAGAGGTAAACAAAACGGATAAATTGTGCACTTTACGCACTAATGGCGCACTTCCCATTAGCGGGTTTGGTGAACAGCTCACCCGTGCGCTAACGGGGCCGAACTCCTAATCCTTATTGTACCAGGATTAAATCGAGGCTGAACCGATTCCCGTAACACCCTTGGCTGACTCAGAGTAGCCACCGCCCTTTTCAAACGGTGCAGCCTTGGCTTGAGCGGCTCGCTCGGCAGTTGTCTGGGCGGCCTGAAGGTTGGTTCCTTCGTAGCCTGCCACCTGAGCGCCTACAAGGGTGGCTGTGTTGACCGTAGGGGCGTTTGCGCCTGGAGCGTTACCTGTCAACTCAACGTCCTTAGAAGCGGTCTGTAGGGCCTTCTGAGCGGAACCTAGCGTAAGTGTTTGGTATGGGTCCTGCATGACCGACTGGCCAGCGCCAGCGATACGTACCATTTCACCCAGGTCACCGGCTTGACCAGCGTTAAATCCCTTGAGGCCAGCCTGCTGTGCAGAGTACTGAAGGTTTGCTCCGAGAGCCTGACGCTCAATAACCGGCTCGGCCTTTACTGGATCGAGGAAGTAAGCGACTAGACCGCCCTTGCCGATACCGTGCTGTTGCATAAACTGGTTCTGCAAGTCCTGGGGCAAGGATTCTACTGCCTGGTAACCGTAGGCAACTCGGCGTGAAAACTCAGCCGCAGAGACGTTTCCTGCCACCAACTTGGCGATAGGGGTCATCTTGGTCTTGGGGTCTGGGGTCGTAAGAAACCCTGCTGGAAGCCCTGCCGCCTGTGCTGTCTGCTGATACGAGTTCACAAGCGTCATGTACGTGGCTTCAGTGAGGGGCTTAGTGCCGTTGGCCGCCGCTTCCTTCTGTTGCTGGATAAGGCCAGCGAACTGGGTCTTGTACTGGTCGGTGTTACGGACCATGTTCATCAGTTCTTTGGGGTTAGTGATGTTGTCAGTGAACGCCCACTTAAAGACCTCAGGGGCCAGGGAGTTCATGTCAACCGACTGAAGCCATGCGTCTAGGGTCTGGTAGGCGCTGTTCTTCTGGTTCGACGTTGCCGTGGCGTTGGCCACTTCCATAGCGTTCTGGCCAGAGATGTTGATTGCTTCAAGGAGCGTGTCACGACTCTGTTGCTGGGATACCGTAAGGCCAGGGCCGAAGTTCTCAGAGAGCGTTGGGGCCTTGGTAGTGTCACCACCGAGGTCCTTAGCGATGGCGTTCAAAGCCTCAACAAAACCCTTGGAATACGAAGATTGTGTCTTGGTTCCACCAGTCAGCCAGTCGCTAGGGTTAAATCCCTTGATGCCCCCGAACATGGCCTCAAACAGGGCTGGGCCACCCTGAGTAAGAATCTCAGTGGTAAGGGCGTCAGCGCCACCAGAAGTGATGTTTCCTGCTGAGTCGGTGATTCCACCAGGTACGTTAACGGGAGTGCCACCCAGCTTGAGAGCGAGTGCCTGGGCGGTAGAGGCATTAGCGTTGGAGC